CGTCCAATACTCAGTTGAAGCTCGATGGGCTAAAGTGTGAGGTATGCAACGGAATAAATATACATAAAGCTACTTGTAGTGCGGGTTTTGGCGCAATAATCCCGCCCACGACTTAACCACGTTATTGATAGGACAAAAACATGCATAAAAAGATTTTCTGTGACCAACATAAATGTCTATTACGAGAGTGCGGATGCGATATCAAAGAAGCCTCTCAATCAGTAAATGCAGCGGTTGCTTATTATACTTGCAAAAGTTGTGGCAACTATAACCTTTGGCAATATCACCGGGATTTTTGCCCAAAATGCAAAACGCACCGATGATTAAAATATTACACTAAATAATATATCAAGATTAATTTAATAATAGCCAACCTCCGGTTGGTTTAAAAGGATTACTATGAAAAAGCCAAAATCTTTTACATTAGTTAATGCTATTGGTTCAAATGATAAATCAAAGATGTATCAAATATGTTGGGAACCATACCGTAAAGAATTTATTGAACCAATAACAAATAAAGAGGCTGAATCTGTACTTGGAAAAATAATCTATTGGGAGTATATGAAATGTCTAATCCGGTAATTCTATTAGAATGTTCTTGTTGTGGTAAATGTACAAAAGGCAGACAATGGTGGAATCGAGATAATGGTTATGGTTTATGCCCTGATTGTGCTAAATGGCTCAGAGATAAAGGTAATTTAATGATATATGAAAACTATGGAACAAGAGGAGTGCACTATGAAATATACTAATACAGAAAACCAATCACTTTCAATAGCCGTATGGCTTGTAACCGATTCTTATGATAAAGATCCCTTTCCCGGGCAATTGCATATAAGTGTCACTGGACTACTTAAACCAGCCAGAATGATTGTTTTAAGTGGTAGACTTACTGATGCCCAGGCTGTAGACCCAGAAGAAACAGAATATGATATTTCAATGAATATACCCAATAGAATGGGTACTGCTATTCATAGTGGTATCGAGAATGCTTGGATCAAAAACTATAAACAAGCATTAAAAGATCTGGGTTACCCACAAGCAATAATTGATAGAATTGTTATTAACCCATCATACAATGACCGACAAGCAGTTCCTAACTGTATTCCAGTTTATATGGAACAGCGTATACATAAAACCATTGAAGGCTATATTGTCAGTGGTAAATATGATTTTGTTGGTGAAGGAATCATAGAAGACTTCAAATCAACTGGTGTATATGGTTACATGAAGAAAGATCCACATGATGATGAACTTAAAATATTACAGGGTAGTATTTATCGTTGGCTCAATCCTGATATTGTTACTGCAGATCATATGCTTATCCAATATGTATTTACTGATTGGTCCAAGCTTGATTCAAAGATCAGGGCTAAACGAGGTTACCCAGCATCTCGCATTGTACCCAAAAAATTAATGCTCAAATCTATTCCGGAAACTGAATCCTGGATCCGTCAGAAGATCCAATTAGTTAAATCTTTAGAATTGGTTCCAGAACATGAATTACCCCTTTGCACTGATGAAGAACTATGGCAGAGCAAACCAGTGTATAAATACTTCAAAAACCCTACTAAAACGAAGAGGAGTACCGCAAATTTTGATGATTACCACTTAGCCCATGCCAGACTACTCAAAGACGGTAATTGTGGCTTAATCAAAGAATTTAAGGGCACAGTACGCCGATGTGGTTATTGTACCGCATATGAACTGTGTACTCAGAAAAATGCATATTTAAACAATGGAACACTACAGTTACCTTAAAGGAGGAATAAGTGAGAGATTTACAGACGTTAACTTTTCATCCAACTGCTGAAAAGATTGTAGACATACTCTGTAAGAAAACCCAGAATACCAATCCAATGTTCTTCAGAGTATTAATCAGTTATTATCTTGCAAAGATTACAGCTATGATGCGGGTTAAGATTGCTACTCAGGATAGAGGTGAAATACCTGTAAATCTGTATGCAATTAATTTAGCGCCCAGTGGACAGGGTAAAGGCCATTCAACTAATATAATTGAAGAGCAGTTAATTGATAAGTTCAGATCAACATTCTTTGATGTAACTGAACCAATTGTATCAGCTGAAAACTTAGCCAAACTGGCAGTAGAACGGGCCTTTGTACATAATGAGGATCCAGATACTGTTGAAGTGAGAGTTAAATCAGAATTTGCTGCTTTAGGCGCCTTAGCCTTCTCATTTGATTCAGGCACTACTGCTGCTATCAAACAGATGCGGTATAAACTATTAATGGGTGGTATTGGTTCAATGAATCTGGAGATAGATGAGATTGGCAGCAATCTATTAGGTAATGCTGATGTACTCTCTTCTTTCCTGGAACTATTTGATGTTGGTAAAATCAAACAGAAGCTAACCAAAAATACAAAAGAAAACCTTAGAGCAGAAGAGATTGATGGTAGGACGCCTACTAATCTTTTACTATTTGGTACACCCAGTAAATTATTAGATGGTGGCCGAACTGAAGCTGAATATGATTCTTTTCTGGAAACCGGCTATGCTCGTAGATGTATCTTTGGTTACACTAAAACAACCAAAAAAGACAAAACCTTAACACCTGAACAACGGTATAACTCTTTAACGGATGCTACAATAAGTGATTTTATATCAGATACCTCAATTGCTTTTGGGGAACTGGCTAACATAGCCAATTATAATAAAACATTATTGGTATCCAAAAAAGTAAGTATCCTAATTATTGAGTATACCATGTATTGTGAAGATTTAGCTGAAAAGATGGGTGAGCATGAAGAGACGGCTAAAGCAGAGATGGCTCATCGATACTTTAAAGCCCTTAAGTTAGCTGGCTGTTATGCATTCATTGGTAATGAAGTAGAAATCACTGAAGATAATTTTTATCATGCAGTTCATATGATCGAAGAATCAGGTAAAGCTTTTAATCGTATGTTAACCCGGGACAGGGCTTATGTAAAATTAGCTAAGTATATTGCCAGTATCGGTCGAGAGGTTACCCATGGCGATCTGTTTGAAGACTTGCCATTCTATCGTGGTTCTAATCAAGTAAAACAAGAGATGATGCAATATGCTATTGATTGGGGTTATCGTAACCATATCGTAATTAAACATGTTACGAATAATGGTATTGAGTTCATTACAGGCGAGACCCTTAAAAGAGTTGATTTAGGAGCTTTACGAATTGCTCATAGTGCAGACATCTCAGATAATTATGCAAATGATCCAGCACCATGGGACAAGATGCACATCTTAACTCAATTGCCTCATCATAATTGGATCAACCATTTTACCATGAATGGCCATCGAAGTAATGATACCCTTAAGCCAGGCTTTGATTTAATTGTTTTGGATATAGATGATAAAGGCGTTACTATTGAAGCAGCTTCAAAATTATTAGAAGACTACAAATTCTTCTTATATACTACAAAACGTCATACACCAGTTCATCATCGATTCAGAATAATCTTACCAATGAATTACCGGTTAACACTGGACACAGATGATTACAGTGAGTTCATGTGTAATATATTTGAATGGTTACCATTTGATGTGGACATCCAGGCAAAAGACAGATGCCGTAAATGGCTAACCCATAAACACTTCTTTACTTACAATACTGGTATTAAATTAATTGATGCCAGATTATTCATTCCTCGAACCAGTAAGAATGATGAAAGAAAGAAAACAATTCAAACATACCAGTCTTTAAGTAATATACAGCGTTGGTTTGTACAGAATTCTACTATGGGTGGCCGTAACAACCAATTAGTCCGTTATGCTTTAGTTTTAGTGGATATGGGCTATCCAGTAGATATAGTTGAAACCCAGGTTAAGAAACTTAATGCCGGGTTACCTGACAGTCTGCCGAATAAAGAAATTGATGATACTATTATGAGAACAGTATCTAAAGCAATTATTAAAAGAGAAAAACCATAAACTATAAAGGAGGTTAAGTGTGGTCGATCAAAATGATAATCTTGTATTAATTGTTGGTTCAAGTGGTGGTGGTAAATCAGCATCATTACGGGATATTAAAGATCCCCAAAATGTATATTACTTCAATTGTGAAGCTAAATAATTGGCTTCGTTAAACCCATTGAATTGCTGGAAACCCCAAACAAATAATGTTGTGGGCAATCAGCAGCGAAGACTTAACGTGTCTTGACAGAGCAGTTTAAATATGGTACTTTGAACAACTTCTCAATTAAATAAAGGAGAAATTGTATGAAAGAATACATAGAAGAAACTGAAACTGGAATTTACAGAATAACCGAAAGAGGTAAGATCTTTTCCCAAAGTAAGCTTAAAATACCTATTGTGGGAAAAGGTATGCAACATACAGGAAAATTCCACATGATAACAAAACCTGAAAGGGAACTAACATATACTCTCAATAATAGAGGGTATTTATCAGTAGGAATTATGAAAAAAACTTTTATGGTGCATAGATTAATCGCTAAAGTATTTGTAATTAATCCGTGTAATAAGCCTCAAGTGAACCATATTGATGGTAACAAACTAAATAATTGCGCTTTAAACTTGGAATGGTGTACAGCCCAAGAAAATATCCAACATGCTTATAGAATTGGTATAAATAAAGGATGTCTTGGGCTAAAACGCATATATAGTAGTGCCCAAATTAAAGCTAAATGTCTTGCAAATTTAAAGAATAAATCTAAACTGACTCCTGATGAAGTCAAATATGTTAGAAAAGTATATATTGCAAGAGATAAAAATTTTAGTTGTACTGCATTAGCTACACAATTTAATGTTAGTATCGCCGCCATGAGTAAAATTGTAAAAAGACAGTCCTATCAACACATTAAGTAACGTTCAACGACTATCGAAAGCATCTTATATAAGATAAGCAAGTAGAGTACACCCAAGTGGGTGGAAGCGGTGGGACGTAGAAATACGTATGATATAGTCTACTCTCATATGAAAGTATGAGCAGAGTTAAAAGCTCGATATTAGCGTAACGAACTAATATGAATATAAGGAATAAAAAATTACCATTTCCAGCTAAATTTCAACAGTTTAATATTACCAATCCTTACCAGGTTCATGAGGGATTAGTACATGCTGAATCCAAACCTGATATTCATACTATTGTAATTGATAGTTTAACCTTTTTAATGGATATGTGTGAGTTACAGTTTATTCTGGATGACCGGATAACTGATACAATGAAAGGATGGGCCGAATACCAAAAATTCTTTAAAAAACTTATGCAGGAACATGTTGCAAAGTCTACAAAGAATATCATATTCACAGCCCATGTTCAGTCAATCCTTAATGAGACAGATATGGTTCTTGAGAAAAAGGTACCTATTAAGGGTGCTTTAAAAGCAAATGGTGTTGAGGCTTATTTCAGTACTATTGTGAGCGCACGAACCATAACGGTAAATAAACTGACAAACTTTAAGAATCCACTACTTACTGTTACACCTGAAGAAGAAACTTTAGGATTTAAGTATGTATACCAAACCCAATTAACCAAAGAAACGGTCAATGAAAGGATCCGTGCCAGTATGGGTATGTGGACCCAACAAGAAACTTTCATTGATAACAATGCACAATTTTTAATGGATCGATTACATAAATACTATGTGTAATTGATTTTAATTTTTAACAAGGAGAATACCGTATGAGTTTACTTGATCAACTAACAACTGATGACAAAGACATCCAGCAAGAAACTGATTCCGTTGGAACCAGTTTTTCACCCTTAGAGAGTGGTCTATATCTGCTGAAGGTTATATTTGCTTATATCACCATCTCAGCAGGTGAAGCCATGGCCCTAAACATTCTGTTTGAGACCCCAACTAAACAGAGAATCAGACAGCAGTTCTGGATGACTTCCGGCAAGGACAAAGGTAAGAAGAATTTCTATATCAACAAGAAGACTAAAGAAAAACACTACTTACCTGGTTTTAACCAAGCTAATGGTATTGCCCTGCTGACTTGCAACAAAGGCATTAACCAGATGGTAACTGAAACCAAAACCATTAATCTCTATGATTATGATCAGAAAAAAGAAGTACCAAAAGACGTTGACATGATTGTAGAGCTGATTGACAAAGAAATTACTGCCGGTGTCATTAAACAGATTGTTGATAAAAATGTTCAAAATGATACTGGAGCATATGTACCTTCCGGTGAGACCCGAGTTGAAAATGAAGTAGATAAGCTTTTCCATACTGATGGCCGTACCATTACTGAAATCCGGGCTAAAAAACCAGCTACTTTTAAAGATACCTGGCTTGAACGTTGGGAAGGAAAAGTTAAAGACAAATCTGCAGCTAAAGCAGGAGTAGTTAGTGGGGCCCCTAAAGCCAATAAAGTCCAGACTGCTACTGGTGGAACCACTGCTAAAGCAGATTCACTCTTCCAGGATTAGTTTTTAAATTACCAAAGGTCCTATTAAACAGTAGGGCCTTTATCATTAATTCATATTATAAGGAGATTAAAATATGGAAATCAGTATTAACGAGGACAAGATCCTTAAAACCATTAAAAAGCATGGTGGTGCTATCATTGAAGCTGGGATTATTCAGGCCATTAAAGACTATGCTGGCAATGTAGTCAGTGACAGTCTTATTGAAGGACCGACTACTGTTGGTGGTGCAATTGCTGAACATGTAGGACCTGAAGTTAAACCAATGCCAGCCAAGCCTAAACGTAAAAGACGTTCTCAGGCTGAAATGAAAGCAGATGCTGCAGCTAAACAAAAAGCTGAAGAAGAAGATAAAGCTAAAGAACCAAACAGTGATCCAGTGGTTGAAGGAACCCCAGTGCCTCAGACATCTACGGTCAGATCAGGCGTTGATTCGTTGTTTAATACTTAATCATGTGGAAACTCTGGGATGATGTTAAAATCATTGGGAGTTTGATATTAATTGCTTTTTTTGGTTTCTTATTCTTATTAAGTGTTCCATTTATAATTATATTTGGTATTAGTCTTGCTTTAGGTTTTATTGGCTGGATCCTATTTACTGATAAACCACTCCCATAACAATTAATTAACTAATCAAATGATCCCCTTGAAATATAGGGGATCTATTTAAAAAAGGAGTACCAATGGCTAAAATTCAAAGAGAACCTATCCCATTTATTCCATATATTTTAACTATTGAGTCACAAAAAGAACATGATTTCTTAGAAGGTTTATTTTATGCCAGGGAAGGAGAAGCAAAAGAAAGATGTCGAAATTTTGATCCTACTCTTGATAAAGAATTCCATGCACTTATTAAATCAATGGAGAAATAATGGAAACTATTACTTATTTAATTCAAAAGAATACCAATGGTAAAATTAAATTTATCCAATTTGCTCTTAATGGTGCAACATTAACCCGGGAATGGGGTTTAATTGGTGGTGTATGTCAAGGTACTGTTAACACCTATGAAGCAATTAATGTTGGCAAAGCTAATGAGCAATCACCTGAAGAAGCTGCAGAGGCTAAATACAAATATATCTGGAATAAAAAAATTAAAGAAGGCTATGTACCCACCCCATCTTTAGATGCTATCCCAGCACTACCTGATTTCTTATCTAAACTTGACCTGGATAATATTCCTAAATCTTTCTGTCTTTCCAAACCAACTGCAAAGATATCTGATGCAGCAATGGGTACCCTATTGGCTTCAGGCCATGCCA